CTCCCAAGACTTAGGATCTTCTTCTTTAATTTTTGAACTAGCATGAACATCTTCAATAAATTCTTTTTTAAATGGAAAGTTTTGTAGTTCTTTAGATAAATCATTTAAGAAACCCTGGTCCCAAGACTTGCTAATCTTGTAGTGGATTCTTAAATCTTTGGGAATTAATCCATTAAGTGGAACTCTCTTAGATCCACCTGAATTGGATAATGTTTTAGAAAATTTATTTACTTCTGGATGTTTGACAATTGCTTCATCTAGAATTTTTGATTCTTCTCGTAGTTTAGATTGGTATGATAAATTTGTTTTCTTTAATTGCAACAAATCAATTAACTCATAAGAATCATAATTGGTTTTATCTTTCATTGGCTTGTCTCCATAACAAATACATCTACTATAATAAAGATAATTAAATCATTGTCAACTTCTTTGTGTATAAATTTCTTTACTTTTTGCATTATGTCATTTATTATTTAATATGATGTGCTTCAGGTTCGTTATTACTTCCCCCCTTATTTAGTAAGACGCCCTCCTTAATGAAGCACATCGTCTATATAAAGGAGAAAGATGCAATTAAAAGATTACATAGAAAAACGCGGAGAAGAAAATCTCGCTAAAGATCTAAATGTTTCAGTATCAACAATAAGGTCCTGGAGATACAGCACAAGACAACCTTCGGTCAATCAAGCAAAAAAATTAATCAAGATGACTGGGTATGCTCTTGATTGGGAAAGTATTTATGGTGTAGTAGAAAAGAGTTAGTCTTGGAATTAAATTTAAACACAAGAGGAGAAGAAATTCTCAGCAACGAAAGAAAAGAAATGTTAATTTCTTTCTATGAAAATAACTTTCATTTAATCCCATGTGGATCAAAGACAGATGACATCCCAGATTATTTTAAAAGAAGACATCCATATGAAGATGCAGAAGTATTAATAAGGCGTTGGGCAAAAACACCAAGAGTTAAATGGGCAGACTATATTAAAAAGCAGCCACATTTAAAGGAAATAAAACAATGGTATCTACAATTCCCTAACTGTAATTGGGCAGCCGTCACAGGAGTTAATTTTGTGGTGCTTGATGCAGATACGCAAGAGGCATGTGACTTTTGTGAATCAGGACAAATCATAAGAACTACCCTTAAACAAAAAACACCAAGAGGTGGCTATCATTATTTCTATGCTATTAATCCTGAACTCAAGATAAGAAACACAACAGGCAGACTTGATGTCAGAGGAGAGGGTGGCTATGTAATGATTTCTCCATCTGATCATTATATGTTTGAAAGCGTAGATGGTTTGAGTGTCGATGACATGACTGACCTACCTACTCTATCAAGCCAAGACATGCAAATCATTTACGATTTCAATAACACAGGAAAAACAAACACAGAACATAAAACGCCACTGACAACAGATGGTGTAGAAAGTGGTATGAGAAATGATACGCTTGCAAGGTTAGTTGGTAAGTGGATTCTTGAAGGTTGGGGTATGAGAGAAGTTATCATCAAGGCACTAGATTGGAATCAATCGAATACACCACCGATGACAATTCAAGAAGTTTTACAAACAACAAATAGTATTTGCACAGGACACCTTAAAAGAAATCCAGATGACGACACTGGTATTTTAAAATGGAATACAAGTCAATGGCAAATCCAACTGACAGACGAACTTAAAGAAATCATGGATCAAGAAGATCCAATAGAACAACAAAAGAAAGAAGAGAGGCCTGATAGAGATCCTTTGGGCCTTAAAATGTTTAACGATCCTTTTTGGGAAGGCATGGACTCAGATAGAATTGAACAGTTTTGGGGAGATGCTTTTGTGTTTGAACAATCAAGAGTCTTACTGCTTGGCAAGCCTAAGATTGGTAAGTCGCATTGGTTGGGTGCATTTGCATCAGCAGCTACAACAGGCACAGAGTTTATGGGAACACAATTCAGTAGGCCACTAAAAATTATGTGGCTACAAGCAGAAATTATTCATGAGTTTTTAAAGAAAAGAATCGAAATGTACTATCAACCTTTTATGCATGATGGAGAAATTCTTGATCTTGGTAAGTCAAACCTAATAGCTTCTGGAAGATTAAGAAAAAATTTAATGAGAGATAAAGACATTGATGAGATAGCAACGAGTATTGATTATCACAAACCTGATATAGTTATGATTGATCCTATTATTAATTTTTTTAGTGGAGAAGAAAACTCTAACTCAGAGATACACGAAATGCTCTCAAGAATAGATAGACTTATAGATCTTTTTGGAGTTGCTGTGATCATTGCTCATCACACTGGCAAGCAAAGGGCAGATGATCTTTCATTTATGTCGGCTCGTGGTGGTAGTGCATTCGCTGGATGGATGGACTCTGGGGTTAAGTTGTCAGGAAAAAAACCAAACATAAATGTCTTTTATGAAGCACGTAATGCAAAAGAACCTGAACAACATTTAGCTTACTTTGACTTTGAGCGAGGCTTCTTTAGAGTGGTCGATGCATCAGACTCACCTGATGAAGTGGAGATAGCAAGGGTGGTAGCCGCAGCAATGGATAGGCGCAAGTTTTATACAAGGCAAGAACTAGAGCTCTTGGCAAGACAAGCATTGAAGAAAAGCGACTTGGCTTCAGGAGAGAGAGCAGCAAGGTATGCAGTATCTCATGTGCAAAAATATTTAGGAGAAAAAGTAAAGACTCATAATGTACCAGGGAAGAACACATGGTATTACTTATCTGACAATGAAATGAAGAAGCCCTGGAATGATTAAGTTAGATAAACATGCTCTTAAAGAGTCACTCTTCGATACCTTTTTAGGACTGGCGATTAATTTTCCCATAGTGTGGTTGGTGCTATCGATTTGTTTAATGTTCACACACAATGCATTTATTATCTCAGTAGCTCAAGCGACAGTATTAACAATTGTGGCGTTGATCAGAAGATATTACACAAGAATATATTTTAAAATAAATGAGAAAAGATGATTAAGATATTACATGGTAATTGCTTAGATACGCTGAAAGATCTAGAAGATCAATCTATTAACACCTGTATAACAAGTCCTCCTTTTTTTGGTCTTAGAGACTATGGAACTGCTGAATGGGAAGGTGGTGATGAGAACTGCGATCATAAGATTGGTAGAGAAACAAGAGGTGGACTGTCGGATATGCAAAAAACTTCAAAAGGTAGTTTTGACGATGAAGCAATAAAAAATAATCAACCATGTCCGAAATGTGGTGCAGTTAGAAAAGACAGTCAATTGGGTTTAGAAGAAACGCCTGAAGAATTTGTTGAGAACTTGGTCAAAGTATTTAGAGAAGTAAAAAGAGTTTTGCGTGATGATGGAAATGTTTGGCTTAACTTGGGTGATTCATATTCAAGTGGCGGCAGAACTACAACAACCAATCAATCGTTGCGAGGCGATAAAGAGTATGGGGTTACCAGACCAAAGCCAAGCAAAGGAATCAAGCCAAAAGATTTAATTGGAATACCTTGGCGTGTAGCATTTGCTTTACAGGCTGATGGTTGGTACTTACGCCAGGATATAATTTGGCAAAAACCTGCGCCTATGCCAGAAAGCGTTAAAGATAGATGTACCAAAGCACATGAATATATATTTTTGTTGAGCAAGAACAAGAAGTATTACTACGATAATGAAGCAATTAAAGAGGATGCTAAATATCCACAAGGCCCAAACTCACCCAAAAGTATTAAAAAAGGCAAAGGTGAATTTGGTATGGACACTAGAGGTGGCTTATCTAAAATCGGATCTAATCCAAAAAGAAATAAGCGTTCTGTATGGACCATTCAAACCAGGCCATTTAAGGGCGCACACTTTGCTACCTTTCCTAAAGATCTTATTAAGCCATGCGTGTTAGCTGGTTGCCCTAAAAAAGTTTGTGTTGAGTGTGATGAGCCTTATATTAATAAACCTATTTATGAATACATCGACAAAACATCAAGCACCAGTAATACACATGGCAAATATGGTAATCAAGAAATTGAAGCATCAAACAGACAGGGCTTACACGCTAACAGAGGAAATAAATTAATTGAAGTTAGGGATAATTTACCGAAACAATCTGTATTTGTAAATTTTATTAGAAACAAAACAAACGCTAAAACATTGGCCGAAAATACCAATATAAAATTAACTAAAATAGAACATTGGTTTAGAAATGATGAATCTGGATTTGCATATCCAAGCATTGATGATTGGATAAAAGTAAGAGATTTTGTTAATGATTGGTCAAATGAGTTTACAGAGATTGATAATTGTTTAACCTCATATGAATTAAAATCTGATGCAGTAGAATCTAAAAAAATAAACGGCCATGGATTACAAAAACAATGCGATTGCCAAACCAATGAAACTAAAGCTGGCACAGTGCTTGATCCTTTTGGTGGTTCTGGAACAACAGGGATTGTTGCAGCATCGTATGGTAGAAACGCAATTTTGTTAGAACTTAACAAGGAATATATCGAGTTATCCAAGGCAAGGATAGAAATGGAAATGGGAATATTTGCAGAGTTAAAGGTGGAGATGAAAGATGATTAAACAAATGTTACTAAATAAATCAAGGGTGTTATGTATATTGCAGTGTACATTCAATTGCACAATCGATGTGTGTAAACGCCTGTGCAACGGCGAAAGGGCAAATTGCACATGCCCTCTCGAAAGGCGCATTCCTATGCGATTTAGGGGTCTGTGCAGTTGTGCAATTGCACATGCCTGCACATACGCACATGCATCGCTGAAAGGTGCATGGCTACAAGGGTGTGCGGCTGTGCGCATGTGCATCTCTATAGAGAACTATAGAAAGGTGTATACACACACCTTATCTGTAGGAGAGATAGGTTCTCTAGAGATACAAAGGATAAACAAATTTTAAACAAGGATTGTAAGGTAGAATATTTGTATGAGTGAAACTAAAAAAAAGAAACTAACGAAACGACAAGAGGCCTTTGTGGATCTCATGGTGTATCAAGACTATAAGCAGACTAAGTGTGCGCATTTTGCTGGGTACGAAAATCCTGGTGTAGCAGCAACGAGGTTGTTGAATCATAAAGAGTATGCCCATGTGCAAGAAAGGATTAGATCTCTGAAAGCGATTCAGCGCAAGAAGAATGAAATAACTTATGAGGGCATTGCGACCAAGCTTGCCGACATCCGCGATGTAGCATTGGCGGATGGATCATATGGCCCAGCTGTAACAGCAGAGATTGCCAGGGCAAAACTTGCCGGGCTTATGATTGATAAGAAGGAGCTGAAGATACATAAGATTGATAGCATGAGCCGGAATCAATTAGAGATTAGGCTCAAGGAACTTGTACAAGAACATCAGATTGTCTTGGGATCAGCGGAAGAGGTAGAAGAAGAAGATGTTATTCCAGATCAGAAAAGTCTAGAGAATCAGTTGGGCCAGGAGATTGTTGAGGAGACTTTGAATACTGATGAGTATGCAAAGGCTTTAAATCTTGATCCTTTAGAAGATAATTTACCTGAAGAGTAGCCTCATCTAATTTTTTCTTACAGTATCGTTGAATTTTCATACCTTTCTCGAAATCTGCGACCGCTGTCTCAAGATCTATGTCTTCTGATTCAAGCTTATCAACGATGCGTTTAAGTTCAATCAATCCTCTTTCAAAGCTCATCCTTGACCTCGATACTTTTTACGCTTTTTGTTTTTGTTAGTGCCAGCACCATGACTGAGTCTTGAATTGCCTATTGATGTTTTCTTTTGGATGGGTTCTATTTTATTTTTTTTTGTCCAGGTACTAGCCATTGCGTCCTCTTTTTGCGTCCGAGCTTATACTACTTGCTACTATGTCTTGCCAATAGCGTAGTTCTTTTTTAAGTCTATTGTATTCTGTAACAATATCAGAAACATTAACTCCTTTAGATTCAACATTAGGATTAGTTACTTCAAAAAATATTTTTTTTTCTTTTACTTTCCTTTCAAATTCTTTAACAAGTTCATCATGGGTTACTTCTATTGCGTCTTGCATATAAAACATTCCCTTAACAATAAAATTATTACTCATTTTTTGTAAAAATTATTATAGCAATACTTTCAAGTAAATACATTATGCTATTCTCCATATTCGATATGTACTATCATCTTCTTTTTTAAAAGTAAATTTGCGATCACGAAACTTTGGTGTATAAAAGTTTGGCCTATATTTATAGGCTTCTTTTTTTGTTAGTTTTCCAATACTATCTCCAACTTCTAATTGATCTAGGGCCTCACAAAAAGGTGAGTTAAATCTGCGTATTGGTATATTCTTTTCTATTTTAAATGTCATATCTTTCTCCTAATGTTTTTTTGAAAATGGTGGTAAATCAAAGTTAATTTTATTTTTATTTATATTGACAACCTTTTTATTTTTTTTATTAAAGTCTGGGAAAAAATCTATATCTAATTCAGCTGCTGATTCAGGGAACGCAGAATTTAAAGGATAAATATTTACGATTACATTAATGCCTGTGTAAAATTGATTTATAAAATCTTCTACTGCCTCTTCACTTGGGAAAGGCCCAAATGCTATGCCTAATGGTAGATGAGAATTAGGATCTCCTTGTTGAATAATTAATACATACTCACAACCCGGTATTGTATTTTCTCCAGACGTAAGTTCGCTCATATCTTATTGCTCTTATCAAATAAAGATCTATGTTTATCATAGTCTTCTCTTTCCATTTCATAAATTAAGTCATCATCTGAGTGCGGGCTGGGTATGAATTTTGTTTTACGTTTTGATTTAAGATATTCTATTGACTCACTATCATCTTTGTAAATTGTTTGATGAACTACTACTACACTACCTTTTTTTTTGCGTTCTCCTATAATATATTTAATTCCTTTTCGCCATTCTGCTAATTTGTTTAATTTATCTTGGCGTATTACTTTTTCTGTGTGTTGTGTCATATTTTCTCCTACCTTCTTACAATTAATATACATCTAATCACTATTTTTTTCAAATTCTTTGGTCGCCAGCTCCAAAGCTTCTGCGTCCTCATAACCTAGATCTATATACTTTTGATATAAAGATTCTAGGACCATCTGGTACTGCGTATATGATTGCTATTTCCACATTCTTTTATAAAAATCTTTTGCGATCTTATCTTCTCCAATATGGTGAGCATGAATTGAATCAACCATTTCAGGTATTGATATCTTATTGTTAGCAATAGATGCAAGCAAGCCCACCCCTGAACCGCCATCAAATTTATCTAGCCAGTCTTTTACTGCGTCAACTGTTATCATCTTCGCTCTTTTGATTGCTGCGGTTTTCTTGTACCCATTTATAAACTTTTTTATATTGTTTCATGAGGCACCTCCTCTTTTAAATCTGAACTATCAACAATTTCCTTAATCATATCTGCTAACCAATATATAGAGCAGTTATCATTATCTTTGTTAGCTTTAATTAAAGTTTCTATATCTTCAATCATTTCTTTTTTATCCATTTGCCCTCTCTTTAGGTTCGTCCTCCCAATAGTTTTGTTTTTTATTAATATTATGATTAATCTTATATCCAAATCTATTATGGCTATCAATTCTAAAACCAATCTCAATATTTGGATTATCGTAATCGTCTGCCATATAAGTACAAATAGGATTGCCCTCTAATAAAGGTATATCGAATCTTTCATCTTCTTCTGCATCAAACTTATCTGGATAGCTTGGGACTACATAAAAATCAATTCGACAATCATCACTTAATCCATTGATAATTTCTTTTAATTCTTTAACTCTCATCTTTGTGCTCCTTAACTATAATGTGGTAAGT